CGTACCGACCACTAAACTTTGTTTCCCCTTCCCACATATCTGGTTGAAGAATACCCTCAGAAGCTGGGGAACCGATGAAACTCTCATAGGAACCATCAACCTCAGCCAGTTCTGAACTTGCTTCGAGGGCGGCGTGATAGATAGTCTCGAAAATGTGTGCATTCATGAGCCGAGATTCCTCACAGTCAAATTGAAGACCACATAGAATGAATACATCCGCGAGGCCTTGAACACCTAGACCAATTGGGCGATGCTTCATGTTTGAATTTCTAGCAGTTTCTACGGGGTAGTAGTTGCGGTCGATGACCCTGTTAAGATTCTTCGTGACCACCTTGGCGACTGTGTGAAGTTTATCATAATCGAAAGTCTTGGTCTCTTTGTTTACATATTTTGGGAGTGCGATAGAGGCCAGGTTGCACACAGAAGTTTCATCTTTGTTGGTGTACTCGATAATCTCTGTGCACAGGTTGGAACTCTTAATCGTACCTAAATTTTTCTGATTACTTTTTTTATTGCATGCATCCTTGTAGAGCATGTATGGGGTACCGGTCTCAGTTTGACTCTTGATGATAGCTTTCCAAACTTCCATAGCTGGAACGGTTTCATTAGCGAGACCTTCTTCTTCATACTTGGCGTACAGTGCCTCAAATTCATCACCATACACATCAGATAAACCTGGGGCCCTGTCTGGACAGAACAGAGACCAATTACCACCTTCTTCAACCCTCTTCATGAATAGGTCGGGAATCCACATGGCACTGAAAAGGTCTCGGCAACGTGCCTCCTCATCACCTTGGTTGAGACGAAGTTCCAGGAAATCCATGATATCCGCATGCCATGGTTCAACATACACAGCAATCGAACCCTTACGACGACCAGCCTGGTTCACATAACGAGCCGTTGCATTGAATACACGAAGCATGGGAATAATCCCATCAGACTGTCCGTTAGTACCCCTGATGCGAGACTTATTACCACGTATATCGTGAATATGCATACCAATACCACCAGCCCATTTACTAATCTGTGCACACTCAGTTAGGGTACCATAGATGCCATCAATCGAATCCCCTTTGTTTGCAATAAGGAAACAAGAAGACATTTGAGGTCTGGGGGTACCCGCATTGAAGAGGGTGGGGGTGGCATGAATGAAAAAACCTTGGGACATTTTATCATACGTTTCGAGAACGGAGGGGATATCTTTACCATGGATACCAATAGCAACACGCATGAACATGTATTGGGGGGTTTCAATCAACTTCCCTTCAACCCTTTGAAGATAACTTTTTTCGAGAGTTTTCAGACCAAAATAACCAAAATCAAAGTCGCGGTCGTTTTTAATGTTTTCCTTCACCTGTTGGGCAACCTCCACAACTTCATCTGTAACAATACCAGTCTTCTGGAGTTTTCTCATTGCGAGATGAAAGTTGTTGGGGCACACCTTATGAATATTACTCGCAATGATACGAGTCGCGAGAATTTCATAGTCGGGGTCGGCTGTGATCATTCCAACACAAATTTCAGCAGAAAGTATGTCGATTTCCTGGGCAGTGATATTATCATACATAGATGAGAACACCTGCTGGGCAACCTTGGTAGAATCACAGTTTTCAGAGAGACCAGACGTTAAGTTCTTGATCCTATTGGTGACATTGTCAAATTTCATATCCTCAATACGACCTGAGCGTTTAATGACCCTCATATACATTCTCTTGAATTTTTATTTTTAACTTACTTCTTACATTCGAGGTCAGCACTTCGAACAGAAACTGTTCCAACAGTTTCGAATTTACGGGTAGGCTGGAGAAGGTAGGTGTTTACAAAGAATGGACCCATCTCACCCGCCTTGGCGACAGGAGGATAAGAACCCACGAAACATTCTGGGGCCTTGCATGGGATTTTCTCGGCATTTACGGGTTTGTTGGCATACACCTCATCGAAGTTAGACATGGACAACATTTAATATCTACGGATAATTTTTTTCGGCTACTATATTAAATGTGTGATAACCTCCACCTTAATTCCATTCAGCAGTGTGAGACCCCATTGAACACCCTGTTCTTTTCAGAGTTCAACAAGAATCTTCTCCAGCGTGGAATTCGCCAGGCGTTCAAAAATAAGACTGGTATTTCGATCGATTACCAGAACCCAGATGATTTGTTCAGTCTCATGCGTGTTGTATTTATCAACAACTCGGGAGACCAATACAGCAAGGTGAATGAACAGGTCAGGTACATGAACACTAAAGTCATAGCGACTGCCATGTCTCAAATCCAAACTGGTGTATCGCAGTATATTGCGTATGCTGAGGACATCGACACTATTAGTACACCAATGGACCGACCCGTGAATACCAGTACCATGGGAAAGAAAATTGATTTCAACAATAAGATTGGAATCAATTAAAGCTTTGAATCCCTGGTAGAATAAGTATGAGTCTAAACGTATACAAATGTGAAACAGAGAAAGTGTGTAGGGCTAAGGGGTGGGACCGTGCCCCCATCGATACAGTATGGCTTCTCCTGACGGAAGAGGTTGGTGAACTCGCGTCCGCGATTCGGCAGTATAAGAAAACATTCAAGAAGACAAATCTCAAGAAGGACAGAGGAACAGATGTTATGATGGAAATGGGAGATGTGTTTAGTTATCTCTTTCAATTGGCACACATGTTGAATGTTGATCTTGATCAAATGTGGACTGAACATGGTAAAAAAATGACACACAAAAAATATAATCTGAAGTAATAACAACAATGAGTGAGTTTATGCTCAATGATGAGGATGCAATTAATGATGTAAACCCATTTGTCCAACGCGATTTCTCCCTTCCAGGAGGTGTAAGACAGACTGGTAATTTCGAGGATTTCCAAGAAGTTCCTAAAAATGGGGGTATCCCACCTGTTGGTAAAAGTATTTTTTGCACAGTTGGATTATGTGCGGCTGAGAAACAGCCATGTCGTATCAACAGGAATGTGCAACCCCGTCGTAATATTGATTATGGGCTTGGATGTGGCAAGCCAGTAAAGGCTGTTGCTTCTAACAAAGCTACCGTTATACAGTTAACTATCGTCTCCATCCTCATTGCCCTAATTCTATTAATTTTAGTACGTTGAAGAAATACTTGAGACGAGACTTCTTGGTACAGTCCTGAATAGCGTCAATGATGACTTCTTCACACATCTTCTTGATAAACTCCACTTGCCAAGCACTCTCCATATTAATACGGGGTGGTTGAAATGTTGGATCTAAAATCCTCACTGCGTGGGCTACGCGAATGTATGTACGAATATCCTGATCATGAGACAAAAAGTCCTCGAGTGAAAGTTCAGCCATACGCTGTCTCACCTCAAGGGTCTTCTTAACCATTGTATCCAGGAATTTGTCATAAGGAATCGAGTGATTCCCACTTTCAAGAGCCATCCAGTCCGCGAGAGGGTCCGTGTTGAGGTAATCCGTAAAGGTGGAATACCCTTGACCCCTGGTGTAGCGGTCATAGACAATCTCCACATAGGAGAGGTCAGACTCCACATCAAAAACATGCTTTGCAGATTTAAGGAAAGAGGTCATGTACTTAAATGGAGAGTCTCATCTTTAACCAAAAAAAATACCAGGGTATAGTAATAAAAACAATGGCCGCCATAGCTGCCGGTGTCGGTCTTATGATGGTGTGTTCTTCTTCTGTTGCTGCCGCCATGATGATGGGTGGTGAAGAAAAGGAAATAGATGGAGGTGACATTTCCGGAGCTGGAGCAGGAGCTGATACACCAACCGAATACGTCTATGAATTTATTGTGAAGGAACAGACTGCTCACACCGATAAGTACAATATTCACATCACCGATATTGAAGCTGATGGTGTCAGGATAACAAGTGATCAACTCGAAATGCACGAGGAACCCGAACACGCTAAGTGCAACAGTAAGAAAGGTGGATACGAATGTCAAGGCGATGTTTACGGTATTAATGACCCCGAACCAGCAGACGGCGCAGCTATGAACGATCTCTCATGGTCGGCGTGGAAAGCGGGTCAGGCTGTTGTAGGTACTAAACTGTTGACTATCACAATGCCTTCAAAGGTTTCGAAATTCACCATTGACTATTTCAGACCCAAGTATGTACCAGGTTGGACTATAAAAGAGAATGGCACTGAAGTTTTGTCAACTTCAAAGGGTGCTAATAAAGATTCACCCACCCCAACCGTGGTGGAATACACAATTCCCTAAACGAACACCTAAGTGAGCCACCCACAATGTAAAAAGTATGTCCAAAAATGTATTCAACTATTGCAAATAATAGCTTTTCCTATCTCCTAACGCTCGATGAGATACGAAAAGAACTACCAGATGAGACCAGACCCTCATGGATAAAGATTACGACAATCACTATGGTGTCTAGCTTTGTCCAAAAAATAGACGTAAAGAGACTTCGATCCCTGTTTGAAGAAATCGGTTCCTACAAGATGCGCCGCGTGGGTACCAAGACGGAGGGGTTTGAGTGGAAATTGAAACCAACAACCTTCTACAACCAGGTGACCCTAACCTATCACGACACCTACAGTACCAAGTCTGTCAAGGTGTTCCCTAATGGCTCGATTCAAGTTGCGGGGTGTTGCGACCTCTTCGATTGCAAACGTATCATCACCCAGCTTGTTCATATTTTCAAAACCTTTTTGGATTTGAAAATTGAGGTTCCAGTGGACTCGTTTCGTGTTGTCATGATTAACTCCAACTTCAGTCTCAACTACAATATCAATCTCATGAAGGTTGCAGATTGGTTTGAGGAGTACGATGACATTTTCAAGGTTTCCTTTGAACCAGACCGATACTCTGCAGTGAAGATTAAGTTCAAGCCATCAGAGGATATGAAGGAGATTACATGCAGTATTTTCAGTACTGGAAAAATTATCATCACAGGGGCGGAGACTCTCAAAGAGATTGCATTTGGATACAACATTATCAACAAACACATCAACGAGAATCCCCAAATTCGGGTGTCGCGCACAGAGGACACTGACGTGTTTGATATTTATTTGGGATACAGGTGTGATCCTTTTGTCAAACTTCTCAAGGAGCGGGGGTTCAATTCTTGGATGAGAACAATTACCAATAGACAAATAAATTTCTAAATGTATATTAACAATATGTCGCAACGACTTGGTATGGCCGATGGTCGGTGTTTCACCATGAACTCCTCAGCCCAACTCTTCAACAACTATATTATGAAGCAAAATGGTATCTCTTTCGAAGATAACTACTCTTACCGTAAGCTCCTGCAATCCCAGGGTCCTCAACTCATGTCGAAGATCCAAGAGGTTCAAGGTAAGAAAGATTGCAACAACTGCAACGTACCCCTTCTCAAGATGCCCGACGTGTACTAAGTGAGAAAAATCCCCAAAAAAACTTTAAAACCATCCTATAGAATGTCAACATGTTCCATATGTCTCAGTGAAGTCCGGTGCACGAGGAAAAATCCTCCAGCCCGGTGTGGACATGTGTTTCATTCCCACTGTCTACAGGAGTGGAAAGACCAAGGTAAGAATTCATGCCCGATTTGTCGAAAAATTATAGATGGTACACAGTTTAAAATTACTGTCAGTGTACAGAACAATTACACAGCAACGGCGAATTCTGTGTCCTTGAATGAGGATTCTATATTTAACGTCTTAGACCTATTTGACATCAATTTTGATGTAGACGAAGTACCCGACCTAGATAGTATTTTAGCGGACCTTGGGGTGAGTCTTACCGACTTTGATCCCAGTATCCTTGACACAGAATGAACTACAATACTTTTCGTAGTTTAGACCTGGATAGTCCCTTGAAGCCTTCCGAGGGTCTGTTATGGCCTTACCTTTAGCATCAGTCAGAAGTGGACCCGTAGCCCAACCACGCTTGTGACTGAAAACATTGGCCTTGAAAACGACACGCTTACCAACTTTGAACGCACCCCCCTTATTTACCCGTGATTCAGGAATCTTGAAGAACTTGGCGACAGCTTTCATGGTATCACCTGGTTTGATTTTGTATTCAATTACACCATGTTGTTTGTAAAAGTGGAAATCTCCCTGTCGAATATAGTTCATGGGCCTCCCAGGAGAAACAAACATCATAACCTTGAAATACCCTTTTTTGCATTTTTCGTCAGCACCGGCTCTGTACACCTTTTTGGGGTTGTCTGAAATAACGCGACCAGGGAGACCAGTGCAGTGGGTATAGTTGTGGTTTCCATTCGAAAGTCCAGAACGATCACCTGGGATGGACTTTTGCCACCTATACGCCTCATAGTCCCCAACGGCATAGGCATAACAATTATTGTTTCCAATACCCTTTGGTGTAGACCACCGCCTGTTTGTATACCTACTCTCTGAACCACTCAGGGGAAGCACCCTCATTTGTAGTTAACCTAGAAAAAAATATCCACATGTAATAAATGATTCAAGAGGTTGCCAAAGCTAAGTCCAGGTCTGAGGTGCTCACCGAGATTCTCACCTTTATGCTCGTTGTGCTCGTCAGCACATTCCTTCTCCGTGTCGTATGGAACCGCTCCCTCGTGAAGCACATCTCCGTGCTCAAGCCCATCAACAACTTGACCGATGCGTTCATCCTTTCTCTCGCCCTCCAAATCGTACGTGGCATCTAATTTCATTATTGATAAGTTGATACAATCAACTCTTGAATAATTTCCCATGATATAGTAATAAAAACGATGGCCGCTGTTGCCGCTATAGCAGGTGTCGGAATGATGGTATGTTGTTCCTCCAGTGTGGCTGCCCTAATGATGGGTGGTAGTGATGAAACCCCAGCAGCTGGAGCAGGAGCTGGA